TCCCCATGTACCGGCATTTTCGCCAGTTGCCATTTTTTCTACACCTAAAGGTGTGTATGTTGATGCCATAATCTTCTCCTAAGCTGCTTCACCAGTTACATCTGTATAACTGATATTTGATCCTGTTGCAACATTCGAATATGATGTATTCGAACCCGTTGAAATATTACTATAGGACGTATTTGAGCCTGTGTCAACATCCGCATAAGCGATAATTCCAGGTACTCCCACACTCGCCGTAGCTTCTTGACCCGTTAATCCTATAACCATTTGAGTAGGAGTAATAGCTCCTACACTTGCTGTGGCAGAGACTCCAGTCAAACCAATTGCCATCGCCGCTGGCGTAATTGCTCCTACACTTGCGGTTGCTGAAACTCCAGTAACATCGATTAATTCAATGGAAGCAACTGTTACTGATCCCACTGTCATAGTGGCTGAAACGCCCGTCAATCCCATAACATCGGCAGGTGCAATTGTTCCTACACTTGCTGTCATAGCTTGACCCGTTAAACCAACGGTCATAGCTGCCATGGAAATAGAACCTACTGAAGCAGTAGAACTTAATCCTGTAGGTGTTTGAATAGTACTTAAATTAACATCTGGACTTCCAATCGAAGCCGTTGCCGATAAACCTGTAAGTGTATAACTAAATTCAAGAGTAAGAGAACCAAGAGATGCAGTAGCAGAAACTCCAGTCGGAGTTTCAATTGCTTCTAATACACTGCCCCATCCATTTTCACCCCAATCTAAAGTACCCCAACCAGGGTATTGTACAATCTCTACTGATCCTATAGAGGCAGTAGCTGAAAGTCCTGTAAGGACAGCAGTAGGTGAATCACCATAAGCTTGAGAACCCCATTCAAGGCGTCCCCATCCTGATTTAATAGTAGTAGCGTCGTTCCACCCGGCTTGACCCCAGGTTAGTCGCCCCCAGCCTGAAGAAACATCTGGCATAAGGAATCCTTCCTTACGCTATTCTTAGGATAGCGTCCGAAGCGTCAGCTGTTGGAAATTGAATTGTGAAAGTTCCGCTTGAAACTGTTTTATCTCCACCAAAAGCAACAGCACATACAGAATCAGTTGTTGATGATCCTGTTCCAGTTGTTGTGTTGTAGATTAAAGCAGCATTAGCAGTGAAAGAAGCTGATGTCCACGAAATATCAGAAAAGTCACAATACGCCGTAGTACCACTTGAAGTTGGAGTTACGCTCGTTAATGCTTTTCCTCCAGCTGTGTAAGCTGTACCTGATGTATTTGTAACTTCATTAGTTGATGCATAATCAGTTGTAGCGGCTCCAAGAGTTGCTGAACTCGTATACAATGCAAGTTTAAATGTATCACCTGTAGACGCAGTAAAATTGTGTTCGCCTTTTAAAAGCTCTACTTTGAAAGATGTACAAACTGCTGATGTATTAGCCATATTTTTCTCCTAATTATTGAGGTGGAGACTCGATTGGTATACGAACTGTTCCATCCGTATAGTCATCTCTTCGTCTTCTACCTATTTGCATTCCTGCAAATTTCTCTATCTCTTGTTTATACTTGTTTTCATAAAGTGTCAACATATCCATTGGGCCTTTTAAATACCCATAAGCCTCTGCTAAACAACAGTATAATAGACCTTGCGGGAAGTTTAAACTAATATAATTAGTCTGATTCCCTGACTCTAAAGTAGCAGGCATAAGATTATAATGTACCTTAAACATATAAGCTGCATCTGGAACTGGAGCAAACATTAGTCTTCCAGAAAGAGTATCTGATAAACCAGTGGCTCCTCCAAACATAGCGTAGTATTTAGGTTTTCCTCTTTTTCCCGATTCAGTAGATGGGACATACTCTTGTAAAAAAGTTCTATCTCTTTTTAAGAGCCAAACATTATCACCCGTTACTGCAGAGGTAGAAGTATAGACTTGAACTCCTCTAATAAATAAAGCTCCAGCAGGACAATTAATAGTCGTTTGACCCGCTACTAAACTTCCCGTTTGAGCTTTTCTATCTGAATCAATCGGCACATCGTACATGATTCTTTGTTGTGCATTTAAAATAATATTTTCTAAAACATCTGTAGTAAGAACCGTATCCCCTACTTCTGTGTAGTTTCTAATCTGTGTTACTAGTGTTGTATAACTAATTCCTGACATTATGGCCTCATATTCACTGGTCCACCAAAAGAAAAAAACCCTCCACCGGTTTCTGTGCTAGACGCATTGTTTTTTAAACTAAACGTAAAACTATTACTTACTGTAACAGATCCCGGAGGAGAAGCAATTGTTTCAGTTGTTGTTTGTTTTGTAATTTTGTAGGACCCATAAACTTTAGCTCCCGTTAAATGAGAAGTTGCTGTTGTATCCAAAGGCGTTATGCCCCCTATAGGTGCAGCTGATCCTCGAGTTAATCCTGATAAAGTGTTTGATCCTGTAGTGTTTGTTGTATAGTAAATTGTTTCACTCACATTATTCCCTTCATCATAATCTATAGTCTCACCTGTAGGCTGAACAAAATTTTCTATAACAATATAACCCGGAGCTGGAAACTGAGAGCTATCAGCTAATACTAAACTTGTTGCGCTATCGCTGATTCCACCATTTAAAGTAGTTGATAATTCAAGAGTAGCTTTAGCCACTCCTCCTACCGCATTACTTATATTTTGAAATCTAATATAATCATTAGTTGAGAAAGGTTGATTTTTACATTTAACTGTAACCGAAGTACTACTTCCCGTAGTGGTAATAGGATTGTTATCTAAAACCACAGGTGTAGCAAAAGCAAGTCGAGATGGTTTTGCATGAGCCAATCCTTGTGGATCACCGACCACGGGTCGTGGCATAAGCTGTGGTTGTTTAGGTTCATATTCAGAACTATGTACCCACATGCCAGTCCATTCTTGAACCATTTCTCTATAAGGAAACGCAAGACCAGATCGGTCTGAAATCATTTTTGCATATTTACCTTGTGAATAATTTGCCATTATGTCATTGCTGGATAATACGTCTTAGGTGTTATGTAAGTACTAGACGGTGATCCATCCTCCGCTAAAGCTCGGGCTAATTCATCTTCGTAAAAGAGTTTCATTTCTTGTGAACGTTGTGGAGCAAACTTTTGACTTAAGTAAAAAGCTAGTCCTGCAGTCATACAAGGAACAAAACGATAAGGTATATTAGTTGCATTCGTAAAGACGCCTGCATCTTCAATTCGTTTAGTATAAAAAATTTTTAATTTGTTAGTTGATCCCGCTGCTGATGAACTTGCAGTTGGGTAAATAGTTAATGTAACTTTATCAATGAATCTTTGAACCCAAAAATTAGAAGGGGTGCTTTTTGTTTTTTTGTCCCCATAGCCAGCATACGTTGATCTATCAATTTTAGTCATCGTAGTATCAGCCTGAGTTCCACCACTACTATTATTGTATTGACGAAAAGAGCATTGCTCAATATCAGCAAATCCATAAATTGATGTATCTGCTACATTAGCATCAGTAACACAAGCAGAACTTGTGCCATCTCCTGTAGAACGATAAAAAGTATATGTAGAGGCACCTTCAGTTAACGTCACATTAGTTGAACCCACTTCCCAGTAGTGGAGTCCTCTATTGCCCCATTCTTGAAATAAAATATTTAATGATCTACGAGCCGAACGAATCTGATTACCAGAACTACCTATTAAACCAATTCGTTCATAGGCATCCACGATAATATCATCGATCGCGTACGTCTTATCAAAAGTAGTCGTACCTGAAGTAGTATTCGCCATTAGCTACCTCTTACGTAAATGCGCCAGTAACTACTAAAAAATCACAGTTAGTTAGATCAGCATACATTCCAGTATCACAATAAATACCGTCTCCTGGAATTTTCACAGAAAAATCAGAATTATCTGCAGTTCCCCATTGAGCTTCAAATACTAAAGCACTGGCTGTTTTAGAACTGTCTGATTCATTATAAATTTTGACACTTCCTCCAGCTCCAGTTGCTTGAGCTTGTACTGTCATGATTCTAGCTTTTGTAATATTAACTGCTGAACCGCTTGCATATTTTTGCATTTGGCCATCTGCTGTGAGCGCTATAGTTTGTCTTACATTTCCTATTGCCATATTTTTTCCTTATTCTGTGAGCCCCCGAAGGAGCTCACAAATATTATTTACCTATTAACTCCAAACAAATGTACCAGAATTCGCTGCTACATCAGTACTTAGGTTATAAGCAAAGTCCCAAATACCTTTTGTATAGCATGTGAAATACAAGGAACAACCAAATGTTAATCTGTTTGTTGCTGCATTTTCTGGTGTAAACGTTAATATCGTTTCACTTGCTGCAGATGTATCCATCCCTATGATATCCCCAGAAGTAGTTTCAATTTTTGAACCAGTTCTGTAAACATCACTGCCCGCACATGTAAAGGTAAGAACAGCTGTTCCACCTGCTGTGTCGTCTGATTGAAGATGAACTACTACAGTTCCTACTGTTGCCGCTGGTAATGTTACCGCTTGAGTAGCAGCTCCTGTGTAGTTGTTAATAGTAATCGTATCAGCTGCATATGTTAATGTAGATGATGTCGATACCGCAGAAGCAGTTAAACTTGTAAGATCTGGTTTTAATCCCAAAACTCTTGAAGTGTATGCTCCTGTCGAAGTGTTTTTATTGACCTGTACAAATCCTTTTTCCGATCGTACTGGACCATTAAACGTAGTGTTTGCCATGATTATAATCCTCCTAATTTATATGATGTAGTCTTTAGGCCGTCGACTATACTCGTCTACACCAAATTAATAATTGTATAGTATTTTAGATATAACGCACTTTTGAATAGAGCGCAAGCGATACTGTAGTCGGAAATAAATTTCGAATATGTAGTTTTTATCTAAGTGGCTACGGACACTTCAGGCCTTGAATTAGCAATCTTAATTTTAAGATCGTCTAATCGAGCTTCTTCTAATTTGATCTGAGTGATGATACTTTTTACCTTCTCATCAATTTCGACCATATTAAGAGTATATTTTCCTGATTCGTTATACTCTTGCTCCCAACTTAACTCCAAGGACTTCTTTTGTTTGTACAGGTCCTCGATCATGATTAACCTCCTCATAGGTTATCCATTTACCAGTTTTACTAGTAAATCCATCAGATTCAAACATTACCTCATTTTTTCCCAATTTGTCAAGGATAGAATTTTCTATATCTATAGCTGTATCCTTACAACTGATATTAAAGTCAGCGTAGTAGCCACAATATCTAATTTGAATCCTGAAGTTTTTCATGAGTCTAAT